ATGAACTGGAATCAAATGAAGCTTAGATTGAAATTTGGTAGTGCTGTACCGAAGAGTGAAGGTAATTTCTCTTTTGGTATCATGTGTGGACTCTTAATCAGCATCGTGCTGTGGATATCAATCATTGGCTGGATCATGCTGATTTTTAAGTGATTTTACGAAATCACTGTACATATCAAAACAAATGAATTAAGGACTGCTCACAAACCTGTGTCCTATTACCCATGCTTTATTTTGTGAAATCGTTACGTAACTTGTCTATCCCGCGACCTATGGCTTCATCAATCATATCAGTAGCAGCAGGTGTATCTTCATCGGTGTCAGGAATGCGATTAAATCCTGGCTCGCGCTTGTCCAGGGATTGTTTATGTTCGATTTGATCGTAAGCACGATTCTTTTCAGAGTTATTATCTCTCATAGCACATCACTGCTCCTTTTATTAGGTACATTCAGCTTCTATACTTTACATAAACGCTTGTGCTTCAGACTAAACGTTGATAAAAATAAAACCGGGAGGGAGTAAATCCCGCCCGGCACTTCCCAAACAACTAGCGATGCTCAATCAGATCAATCGCTCCCAGAACAACATGAGCCAGTCCGAAACCGAGAATGCCTGTAGCTGCAAGTTTGTACTTACTGCTCAGCAACACAGCGCCTGAAGCCGATACTACCGTTCCAAGAACAGCTGGAATCATACCTTCACGCATTCGTAACACCCCTTCTGGTAGTTTGGAAAGACGTTTATTAGTGTAATTCAAATGTGCACAAGTTATACAAAAAGAGAATTTTATTATTTTTTTTGAAAAAACACTTTACAATTCGATAAAATTATCGTATTATATGTTGGTGCCCAATTGAACGACATTTACATAACGAGAACACTTCTTAATCAGATGCATGTTTCTCAGATACTTGTAAGACAAGTAAGTGTGAAGATTAGCGTTCCTAAATTTATGCCGGGGTGGCGGAATTGGCAGACGCACAGGACTTAAAATCCTGCGGTAGGTGACTACCGTACCGGTTCGATCCCGGTCCTCGGCACTATGGTTTTTCTCTTGAATCCCTTGATTATCAAGGGATTTTTTATTTTTTAGTGATTGAAATCATGACTTCCATATCACAGGGAGCGAGCGCCTTTTTCGCTCTTGGGGACGGATTGGGGACGAACTTTTGGATCGAAGACATCGAGGTGTGCTGTTGTTTTACGACTAAGCTTCTTGGTGACGTGAGCATAGGTATCTGAAGTCACCTGAGATGTGGAATGTCGCAATCGATGTTGAATCTCCTTGATAGATGCTCCCTGGCCAAGCAAATACGTTGCATTTGTATGGCGGAGTCCATGAAGTGATACATTACGGAAGCCGTGCCGCTCACACCAGTTTTTCCACTGCTGGGACGGCGTTGTATGGTAATAGGGTTTCCCTGTACCTGAGTGAAAAACAAAGTTGCGATCCCCGCCTTGCCATGTCCCATTTGCCTTTGCCTCAAACCTTAGTTTACGCATGCCTTTAACATGGACGGCCAGTTCCTCCATATACCATTGTGGCATATCTACATAATCGTTAGATGCTTCATTCTTGGTATCTGTAATGTCCGCCTTGCCATTTTTGGTGCTTGAAATGCTCTCGTCAATCCTCAATCTGTTGTTTTCAAAGTCGCAATCGTCTTCGTCTAAAGCAATTAACTCACCGCGTCGGAATCCTCCCATTATCGCCCCCAAGAAAAAAAGTCTCCATTTAGAGTCTGTATAAAGTAATTTATCAATTACCTCGACTGCCTCATCTTCTTCAAAGTAATTTTTGCGGTCTTTGCGGGCCTTTTTATCCTCTTTGCTGATTTGTGGACGTTTAACACCTTCCAAGGGATTTTTGGTCAGTACACGCCATTCTACAGCTCGTTGGAATATGCTATTTGTTACATCGTAAGCATACTGGATTGTACGCGATGCAAGAGTAGACTTTTTACCTTTTTTATCAACACGGGCGCCGGGCTTTCTCATATCAGCGAACAATTTCACTAAAATCATGGTTGTAATTTCATCAATAGGCATATGGCCAATTTTCGGCAGAACGTGATTGTTGATTTTGGAGCAGTGAGATTCCAAGGTAGTTCCGTTCTTTAATTCTATTACGGCGTACTTCGGAACCCACTCATTTTCATAAAAATTTTTAAACGTCAGCTTGCTGGGTTTGATGTAATTACCGCTTAATACTTCAATTTTAAAAGCAGCTAATTGATCGTCCAAATAATCCTTAAGTTTTCGTGTTGCGTCTTTGTACCTAGGGCGTGTCTGATGGAGCATCAAGCATGATTCAAAGACGGTACGAAATAAGCGATGAACAGTGGGAACAAATTAAGGGCATGTTTCCATCATATAAAACAGGACGTCCGTCAAAATTAAGTGATCGAACCATGTTTAATGCTATTCTATGGATCGCTCGAAGTGGTGCTGCCTGGCGTGATCTACCGGAAGAACGTTACGGTTCATGGAAAACGACCTACAGTCGTTTCTGCAAATGGAGAGATACAGGATTACTTGTCTCCATCTTCCAAGCACTTCACGTAGAACCTGATTTTGAAAACTTGAGCATCGATTCTACATCGGTTAAAGCCCATCAACACAGTGCTGGTGCTAAAAAAACGCAGAAGGACACGAAGTAAATCAGCACATCGGCATCAGTCGTGGTGGAAAGACAACCAAACTTCATACAGTCGTCGATGGATTAGGAAATCCCCTTGCTTTTCTTCTGACGGGTGGTCAAGTCTATGATTCCGTTCCAGCGATCGATTTACTTCAAGAATTTGATATTACAGGAAGTCATATTCTTGGCGACAAAGCCTATGGCTCAGAAGCGATTCGGAATTGGATTACATCTCAACAAGCATCCTACACCATTCCGCCTAAGGCGAATAGTCAAAATCCATGGAAAGTCGATTGGTATCGGTACAAAGAACGCCACTTGGTTGAGTGCTTTTTCAATAAAATCAAGCATTTTCGCCGCGTGGCAACTCGTTATGACAAACTGGCAAAATCATTCTTGTCGTTTGTATACATAGCCGCCATTTTCAAATTGACTCAATGATGAGTTTTCAGACACGATCTAGATTTAGAATTAGAACTAGAAAAAGAAAGTAGTTGTTGTTTAACGCCTGAGGATGAAATCAATTCCAAAGATGAGGGGATACCGTCTTCCCGGCAAGGTGCCGTTCCTGCCACTCCTGAAACAGATACTGACTCTGAACGGGATGAAATATCATCTTCGGATATTGATTATCGCAACGCTGTTGCCAACAAGTACCTTCAGCGCAGGGGGAGAGGATTGGACATTACAGTAGCCGATGAAACGAGCATTCATGAGTTACAGGCTGCTGGCGTACCGCTCCAAACTGCTTTAGACGGCATTGATCAGTCCTTTGACAAATTTAAACCAAAGCATCAGCGCGATGAGATACGGAGCCTGAGCTATTGCACGACTATCATTTTCTCCTTGTATGCATCACGAGAAGCAGATAACAAGAGCGAGGAAGCCGAAAGGCCTTCACCTGATAAGGCAGAACCGCAAACGCAAGTTGCGCCAAGTGAATACACCGAAGCTGACATTCAAAGCAAGCTTACAAAGCTAAGGTCGAAACAAGGAGGCTGATGTCAAATGGAAAGCTTCGGCAAAGAGTTGCAAACATTAATGCCTGCTGGCTTCGCCAAGAGACAGGCCGCAGTGCTGGAGCGTCTAACAAATCATCCAGAAGTCCAGCGCTTGAAAGTTAAATATCCCGACAGAACAGAGGATTTGACAGAACCTAAGCGACTTAGGGACCTATCACAGCATATATCCTATTGCGATAAATGCAGCGAGTGTCCAGGTCTACAAGCTTGTCAAAACGAACAGAAGGGGCATACAAGCGTTGCGGAACCTAGTCCAACCAAAGGTGACGAACTGGTCTTCCGACTTCGGAAATGCCCATTGTTGGTTGCTCACGAAAGAGAACAAGGAATAGGTCAGAGGATCAAGAGCCATTACATCCCGGCTCACATCCTGAATGCCACCTTCGAAGACATTGAACCTGACCCGCAGCGAATATCCGCAATTGCGGAGGCAATAAGTTTCTGTGATGAATTTGTTCCAGGACAAACGACAACAGGGCTATACTTTTACGGTCAAATGGGAGTAGGTAAAAGCCGGATCGTCGGAGCTATTGCCCAAGAGTTAGCTAAACGTGACGTAAGTGTGCTGATGGTCTATGTTCCTGATTTCCTACTGGAGGTCAAGGATGCGATTGGATCAAAGACAGAGAGCGTTGAAAGCAAGCTTGATGCTTTGAGGACAGTTCCTGTGTTGATATTGGACGATATTGGAGCCGAGTCATTAACGACTTGGACAAGGGATGAAGTTTTAGGACCGATACTTCAGCGACGTATGGAACGCCTAACGACGATCTACACATCTAATTTAACCATGAGTGAGCTGAAACAGCATTTGGCGAATGTGAAAGACAGCAAGCCGAGCGAACAGAAACAGAATGACAAAAAAGCGGCCCGGATCATTGAGCGAATAGAACCATTTGTAAAGATACTGCCGGTGGGTGGTAGAAATAGACGGAGGGATTAAGGGTATGTGTAGAACTTGCAGCGGCAGTAAGGTGGCATATCAGTTCAAAGGCTCCATCGTAATGCTGGGACCTTGCCCGGAGTGCAATCCTAATGCGAAAAAGGAGATCAAACCTTATGAATATAGTAGTGGACAGTGCTCTATTAGCAGAGGCTTTGGAAGATGCCAGTAAGGCGATTTCAACTAAAGCAATAATCCCTATATTGAGTTGCTTTTTGATCGAGGCAACGGAGGACAGGGTAACCGTTACTGGTACCGATGACCGAGCAACTATCCAATCATTTGTCGAAGAAAACATAGACATCAAAGAGACTGGTTCCGCGGCGCTGCCCAAAGTTCTATTGGATATTCTCCAGAAGATCAATGGGAAAATAGAACTGCAAGTTAAAAATGGAAATCAAGTCACCATAAAGTCACGGAATAAGGAAATTGAGATTACTGGAATGCCTCCAGAAGAGTATCCTGCTCCTCCAGAGATAAATGAGAATGAGTTTGTTGAGATTAAGGGAAAAGACTTAAAAAATCTGATCAAAAAGACAGTTTTCGCGGCAGATATAGATGGAAAATCTTTGCCTATCATTACAGGGGTAAACGTGATCCTTCAGACCGGGAAAATTCAGATGGTGGCAACGAACCGACACCGACTGGCCCATGCTGAGAGAGAATTTGATATTGGAAATATCGGCACGGCTGTTATTGAAGCTAGAGGAATAATTGAGTTACAGAAGATCGTTAATGATAACGATGAAGTAGAATTCGGTTTTTCCAAGTCTTCTGGCGGAGAAGTAATATATGCGTTCGCACGAACAGAAAGATTTATATTTTATTCTCGTGTCCTAGAAGGGATTTATCCTGATACAACCCATACTATGGCTATTAAAGCAGTTACCGAAATAACCGTGAACCGGAAAGAACTGATCGAATCATTAGAGCTTATTTTTACATTGGCGAAAGAAGAAAAAAATAACGCTGTCACATTTTCTGTTTCAGAAAAAGAAATTAACATTCGAGGTAAGGGTAAGGAAACGGGCAAGGCAACAGAAAATATAACTCCAATCAGTTTCAATGGAGAAAATTTCAACCTAACATTGAATGCAAAATATGTGTTGGATGCATTGAAGGTCTTAGAAAACGATGTAATTACACTCGGGTACACTGGTTCTTTAAAGCCTCTCACTCTTCGAAGTGACGAGTCTAGTTTCTACATTGTTCTTCCTTATAGGGTAGCTGGATAGATGAGTAAATACAATGCCAAAAAAGTGATTGTTACAGCCGATGGAACACTATTCGAGGAATGGTTGGTAAAGAAATATAACCTTAATGTAACGGGTATTCGCTTCGACAGCAAAATGGAAGGTGAGTATTATCAAGAATTGCTTTTGCTGAAGCAACTGGGGGAAATAAAGGATTTTGTCTGCCAACCCAAATACATCTTACAGGAAAGCCCGAAGGTGACCTACATTGCTGATTTTCTGGTGACTGAACTGGACGATACTCAGAGAGTGATAGATATCAAGGGTGTGGAGACATCACATTCCGTGTCAAAATGAAATTATTCCAAATCAAATATCCGACTTTGCGTATAGATATACTCACTAAAAAACGAGGAGAATTCATTCCTATCAAGCAGTTCAAGAAAGAAAAAGCGGCTCGGAAACGAGCTATCAATAAACTTTTAAAACAAGCCGAAGGGAAGATGAAACATGTCAGAACTGACCGGAATGCAAGTCAAATTCACCGTATTAAAAAATGAGGATATCAATAAATACCTTGATGAACATGAGAAAAATGATCTATCTCGTATTCTGTGGAAGGTTCAAGAGCTGCGACTTCTGGACAGAAAGCCTCCACTCAATACGTATCTGGTAGTTAACACAGACGAACCATATGCCACTGATATTGTGCGCATCATGCAAGCTAATAACCATTGGGGACCAGTCAGCGATCCTAATCAGGCTGAGATGCAGTTTAAAGGAGATACATTGCTGCTGCCAGAAACGGAGGGTAACATTTAAGATGGAGCAAACAAACAATATTAGAGCGACCGATCAGAAATTTGATGGTTTGACGGAAGCAGAGGAAAGGGCGCTCGAAATTATTCGGCTCAGAGGTAACGTGGATCGTCCAGAGGTAACCAGACGAATTATAGAACTGTTGGATAAGCAGAACGAGAAAGGTCTAAAGAAGTATGGAACCACCATAGACCAGGTATCAGATAAGTCCTATGACTGGAAACTCATGGCCTTGCAAGAGGCGGCTGATTTGATTCAATACCTTCAGAAAGAAGTTTGCGACTTGAAAGGCTTCTTAATCCGATCTAAGAGGGAAACAAAAAAAGGAGCATAGAGGTTATTTCTCCTCTTGCTCCGTCCTTAACTCTATTAATTGATTTGCATCCGTTAAACCGAAAGCATCTGCTATCTTCTCTAAGTGGTCACGATTTATAGAACGCCTCATATTATTGCATATTTCACTTATAGCAGCGGTGCGAAGATTAGTCTTTTCCGCTAAATATTTTTGAGTCCAACCTCGTTCATCAAGTAATTCTTGAACTCTAATATATATTTCTGACATTGTTTTAGCACCTCCATATAAAAAAATTCTAGCATACACTTGAATATTACGCAATTTCGTATTCATTGTTGACATTACGAAGAAGCGTAATTATAATTGGAATATAAAATAACGAAGAAACGAAATAACGTAATTAAATTATAGGCGCAGGGCTTCAACCTTGGAGGGATTATGGAAGATGCAATAAGCCGTAAGGCTATTCTTGAATGGTTAAATATTGAAATACAGCTATCTAGAGGTACGCATGAGGTTCTGAAAGCCGATAAATGGTCGTTTGAACAAGTAAAGAAAGCTATTGAAAATGGTAGTTTCGATATAACCGTCTGATGATTCGGGGTAGCTACCCGATGAAATACATTCTGCTTCGGCGGCGTGTATAGCGGTAAGCTGCAAATAAAAATTGGAGGTAATGAAGATGAAAATAACATACATCAAAATATTGTTTGGAGGTTGGGAACTTCATGACTGGTTCATAGAATTAATACCTTTCACCATATGGGTAGCTGCTTTAAAAGTTCGTCTGAGCGAACGCAAACAGGCCATTAAGCTCAGAGCGTTCACTGGATTCGTCCAGTGAGATTGGCACAAGCCAAATAAGCGCAGGAAAAGTTTCCTGAACTATATGGAGGGATGGTTTTATGAAAAATAACAGCATGGCAGCGGTTTTAAGAAGAGAGTTGGAAAAGTCTCTTCCTGCCTCTTTAACCCTGGATCAAATAACATTGTTGGATCAAGCTGAGAAGCTTTTCGGAGAAGCCTATCAGGCAGGATACAAGGCAGCTCAGTTCTTTGGCGGTGATGAATGGAAATAACAATGCTTGCTTGGGATACGCAATTATCGGTGCCAAAAAGTTAGGTTATAGCGAAGAACAAACGAAAAATCTTGTCTGGTCAATCTATCGAGAGTTTGACTTCAAGAGTGTTGAGGATGCCAGAACAGTTTATAACCAATCTCCTTATTAAATAGTGACGGCAACATTGTATTGGAACGAGTAACGCTGTACTGGAACTGAAAAAATGCAGGAGGGGAAATGAGTTGTGACAGAGCAAGAAGCAGATGAGTTCACCACGGCATTATCTGAACGTTACGCTCAGATTCGAAAAAATAATTCTCATAACAACAAATTATTAAGTTTATGGGACGGTGTTATTGAAACCTTACCGCCAGATATAAAGCGTGGATTTGAAGAAAAATATGATCACCTTGTAAGGGAGAGTAGTTCGTGAAAAAGCTCGACTTGAACAAGCTTGATGAAGAACCTATTGAAGTACAGCAGGCCGTGGCCTTCTACGCATCCCATACGATAAATAAAGTGCGTGTAACAACGAAAGAAAGATATAAGTATTATTCCATTTTAGAGGAAGCTGGCTTGCTTGAACCTCTAAAATCCGTAGTGGAGCCGTAGTGGTTTAGGCTCAAAATATAAGCATAAGCAAAGGAAAAACGAATTTAAATTGTCGGAAAGGTGGCGAGGGGAATGTCCCATCAAACATTTTGGAAGCCGGAGAAAAAGCCAAAGCAAAAGAAGGCTTACAGCAGACTTGAACAACGGAAAAAGGATAAAAAACCTGTTCCTGAATGGAAAAAAGATATTTTCTCTCACCACCAGTCACGGCCTAATACCAAGGAGCGTGGAGAATTCCCGAAGGATGTAATTGCGGAACTGATTGCTGATTCAAACGGAATCTGTGAATGTTGCAAAGCCGCCGAAGCCACGACTACTCATCACGTTTATCCACGCGGGAGAAAAGGGAGAGGAGTCAAGACAAACGGACTGCGGCTCTGCTGGTCTTGCCATGATCGGATACAAATAAATGAAGAACTTCTTCAATTCTGGATATCGGTATTCCGTGATAAATACGGCGATTACTTTTGGTTCGATGAACAGGATTGGGAAGAGCACAACCGTAAACTGGCGGCGCGGCAGCGTGTGGAATTCGAGAAAAAAGAACGCTTGGAGAGCATAAAGCCAGTCATGGAACTGATTACTTCAGCGGCAGGCAGAGCCTTGAAGGCTAGGAGGTACGTTTGCTAGAAGCCATGGATGACAACCAAGTGCTTATTTTTACAAATATGATATCAGTCGCCTTGAAGAATTTTAGCAGGCCAGCTCCATCTTATGGTTACGGAGAGCGATTTGAAGATTAAAGGTAGGTTGAATAAATATTTTATGAACAGTTTCTGGCTGGCGATTTAGTGAAGTGAGAAGCCCAGATCGAATCTAAGAGAAGATCGAGACGGGCTCGGTAAACGGTGTGAAGTTCCTAGTAATCAAAAAACTCAAGAGGTAGCTGTAATTGTCTACCAATTAGTACGATTTTCTTTTTTTCCTTTTCCAACAGGAGTTTTATAAAGCACAACAAGGGTCAATACGCGCGTTGCCCAATGTACCCATACTTCATATTTTAATTGAATATTGGCAGGTGCATTGAATTCTTTGCCATAGAAGCTGTATCCATCATCACGGATTGCGTCGATACTAATTTTTTCATCACCAATCTTCTGACCTAGAGCGAACAGCGAAGCGTTAACCTCTTTTTCATCAGCATCGAATTCAACATAAACTCCAGGAACACCTGAGATACCTACGTCTACCTTTGGCATTTTATCACTCCTTCTGGCTAATCGATATAAGTTTCACCAACTATTAAGAATTTATGCATTGTTTCATTACACAAATGGGGCGGCGCTACCACTTTAGACCTAAGTTATAGCCCCATAGGGGATAAGAAGGAGGGAACAGCACATTGGAAGATCCAGTTAACATAATTTCTCTGTCAGGAGGCAAAGACAGCACGGCACTGTGGCTGCTTGCTTACCAAAGACTTGAACCGCATATTGCAGTCTTCGCAGATACAGGCAATGAGCATCAACAAACCTATGAATATATTGATTACCTGGAAAGAGAGATAGGCCCGATCCGCCGTATCAAGGCAGATTTCAGCGTGCAAATAGCTCGTAAGCGGGAATGGGTGCAGACAAAGTGGCGCGAGGAAGGGATTTCCGAAACGATCATTGAACAAGCGTTGTCTGTACTTCATCCGACTAGTAACCCGCTTTTGGACCTCTGTATCTGGAAAGGACGCTTCCCGTCTACCAAAGCTCGTTTTTGCACAGTGGAATTGAAGGAAGACCTTTCTTCGACCAAGTATATTTGCCTCTGCTGGAGGAAGGTAAACGAATTGTGAGCTGGCAGGGGATACGAGCGCAGGAAAGTCTTGCGAGATCCCAAATGCCAGAACGGGAGGAAACACCGGAAGGATACGAGATATACCGCCCACTTATCAAATGGACAGTCGAAGACGTATTTGCAATGCACGCCAAACACAATATTGAGCCAAACCCGTTGTACAAGCTGGGAATGGGGCGTGTGGGATGTATGCCGTGCATCAACGCAGGCAAAATGGAACTGTTTGAAATAGCCCGACGTTTTCCTGAAGAAGTGGAGCGGATCGCTCAGTGGGAGGAAATCGTAAAGCTGGCTTCCAAGCGAAATGGTGCATCATTCTTTGCTAGTTCGGACGGAGAACAGATTTGGGATAAGGTCGAATGGTCCAAAACGGTTCATGGTGGTAAGCAAATAGATTTGTTCAAGGCGTTAGCCTTTGAGGATGTACCTGTTTGCTCCAGCCAGTACGGATTATGTGAATAAGGAGGGTAACAGCCCTCCATAAGGGGGATACACCATGCAAGGAGTACGAAGCCCATTAATCTGGTTTGGCGGTAAGAGCAAGTATGCACAGCACATCATAAGCCGATTCCCCAATCATAGGAAGTATGTTGAACCCTTTGGCGGCGCAGCTCATGTAATTGCCCAAAAGCCGAGAATAACCCACGAGGTGTACAACGATATCGACGGACTGGTTGTTAATTTCTTATTGGTGAACAGAACGGATCCTGAACGACTTCGGCAAGCTTGTGAGTCGCTGCCGTATAGTCGGCAGCTCTATGAACGGTGGAAACGTGAAGCGATGCCGGAGGATGAATTTGAAAGAACTGTACGTTTCTTTTATCTGAACCGGTCAGCCATAGGCAAAGGGAATGCGGAGGAGGTACCACAAACAGGTTGGCGGCACAGTACAGTTTCTGGCCAAAGCCCAGCGAACGGTTACCTTAGCGCCTGTAAGTTGTTGCCTGACTTCGCGGAGCGGATGAAGGGGGTCATGATCGAGCATACGGACTTTCGAACGATTATTGAGAAATACGATGATTCTCATACCCTGTTCTACGTGGATCCGCCTTACGTGGGCAGGGAGAAATATTACGCAGGCAGTTTCACAGAGCGTGATCACCGCGACCTAGCGGACCTGCTACACAATGTACGGGGAAAAGTCGTTTTGTCATACTACGATGATCAGCTTGTAAAAGAGCTTTACCCTGACTTCACTCGAGATCCATTCGACGCGCATAAGCAAGTAGTTGGCGGCTCTGGCGCGGATATCGACACTGAGGAAATGTTGCTCATGAACTTTGACAATCGTCAATTAACCCTATTTTAAGGGGGATACACCCCCTACTACCTATACCAAAGGAGCGATATAGATGAACAGATTATCAAAGGAAGATGTTCTACCATCACTAAAAGAGCTATTAAAAAGGATTGAACAAGGTGAAAAAGACGTACTTGCGTATCAAAAAGGTGCGTTGAAACAAGTTATTGAACAATATGGAACAAAGGAAAGACCTATGAGCGCTTTTATGTCACTGGAAAATTGGCTGATTGAGCAGCATGAAAAACCGATTGAAATTAGATCGGCTATGTTGTGGGGTGGTCTATGGATGATGGAAAAGATGGGCTGTATTGATTTTGATGAAATGCGCGTGCTTTACGGGGAATTCATGAGCCACAAAATGAATTTGCGTTAGAAAGACGGTAAGTGGATTAAAGAGTACAGTTTGTGATCCTACTACCTATAAAGGAGAGATAACGTGATCAAATGGGTTCCATTAGACAAATGCAAACCAGAGGTGGAAGGGCAATACCTTGTTTCTGACGGAGAGCATGTAGATGTAGCTGTCTATCAGTATGATTCTTGGGAAAAAGATTTTGAGTGGTATCCGCCTGATATGAGTCCTTTGGCCCGTGATCAAATTACGCATTGGGCAATTATCAATCTACCGGGATAGGCATAACAGCCTCTTACCCTATACCCCTATATATAAGGAGAGTGAATAGATATGGATGGACTCATTATTAAACCTAACTGGGCTGACATGGTGCTGTCGGGCATTAAACCGTGGGAGATACGTGGCAGCCGGACACACAAACGCGGCACCATCGGAATTATCAAGAGCGGCAGCGGTCTTGTATACGGCACAGCAAACCTTGTAGACTGCATCCCGCTTACCATGTATGAGTGGGCCGCTAATAAAGATAAGCACCATGTAGATTACGTAGATATAGACTACAAAACACCGTATGCATGGGTAATGCAAAATCCAATCATTTACCCGGAGCCTATACCTTATAAGCATCCACAAGGGGCAGTGATTTGGGTTAAGTTGGGAGGCGGTAAAGGTGAGTGAACGGAGATATAAGCTACAAAAGGGTGACCAAGTTGTAATGCATACGTGCATGGAACATGACCACCCGGACAACTTCGGTAAGATCTGGACATGCCGATCGGATGAATTCCAGCATAAAGGACACGATTACGGTTCTATTTTTCTTGAAGGATTTAGCGGATCGTTTTCAACTGAGTTTCTGCAGAAGGTAGATGTAACCGCTTTGGTAGACTCACTCCAGCAGCAGGTAGCCCAGCTACAAGAAATGAGTAAACTCCATACTTCAGGGGCAAAACAGCTTGTCCAGGACTTGCATACATTAAGAGTGGACAGAGATGAACTGCGTAAGGCGCTGGAAGAATCACGGGACGCAATCGTAGATGCTTTATCTGTAGCTGACATGGAAAAACGTGATATGACGCTTGAGTCTTGGGCATCACTCGCGGATCAAAAGAATCGGATAGTCAGGGCATTAGGTAGGGAGTAACCACCAATACAATACGCTCTGAGCGTTGGAAGGATGATAGATATGAACGAGCAAGGAAAAGTTTATAAGAGAGCATTGGAACGAGTTAAGAAGGGCGATATAGACAAGGATTATGTTCTGCTCTTGGCTCGAAGGGTAGATGAGCTTGAAAAGACCAATTCAAAACTTACTAGAGATATGCTCGAAATAGTTAACGGAATCGAAGGTCAGCAGGAAGAACCAATAGAGTTTAATTATGACGAATGTGCAGAATATATCTTCAACAAACTTATCGAAAAGGGTATAGCCGTGAGTATTGTTGATATTGGTTTGATTCTGAGGCTTGAGTACGAATACGGCGGTGAGATTGGATTGTACGTGGATTAAACCAATACAGGGAAGGATGATAGATATGTCGGTAAAAGATATGACAAACGAGCAACTTAATATAGCCCTTGATGTACTCCTAGGGGCAAAAGTGGACAGGGGTAGACCAGGCAATGTCATAAAGGGCAACTATTCAGCCAGTCCAAAAGACTATTGCACCGATCCTGCCGCTTCTCTGGAGGTACAGGCAAAGGCTATAGAGTTGGATGCAGCGTTATATTTGAAAACTTTGTCAACGAAGGTATACGGTTCGACATATGAGAAGGTTGAGAAATACGACCTTATAGCACTCATTGAAGTTAAACGCCTATTGCTTGCCAGCCCCCGAGAGAGGGCAGAGGCTGCTTATATGCATTATCAATTCACCCACTAAGGGAGGATATATAAATGGCACGTCTGAAATTTGAAATGTGGAAATATGACCCGAGATATGGAGGGTACATGTCCCGCTTCACTGATGGTAAGGGGAAATGGACAGATTCATGGTGGAGTTCTCCGCCGCCTTCTATTGATCATGTTGGTCGGGAGTACATTCCGAACCGGCATCCAAACGTCAGAACAATTCGGCATGACCAGTATTTTAAAAATCGGTTCAAGGAAGAAATGGCGAAGCTAGCTGGTGGGGAGGAACAAAAATGACAGATAAACCAGACTGGGAAAAGCGAATGGATTACTGGATACTGGAAGCCGAAAAAGAAAAGAAACGGGCAGATGGTGTAGAAAAACGGCTGTACTTTTTGGAAACCGAAAATGAAATATTGAAAAACAATATCAAGGTACTCGTCGATACTCAAAAGGAATCTGAATCACTTATACAACAAAAGGATGCAGAGATTTGTCGTACCCCAAGACCGCTAGACGAGTGGGGAGAGGATCATGGAGCTGTCCTCTGGTGGAAATTCCCGATTGATGAACCACCATATTGCGGTACTCCATTAGATGCAGACTGGCCGGATTATCATACACATTGGACTCCAATAACCATACCCGTTTTGAGGGAGGAACAACAATGACAGATAAACCACGTACTGGAAAGAGTATATAAAAATTCTTCCTATTTATTCATTAAATAGGAAGAAAATCTCATAGTTACGATAGGTTTTTAACGGTACTTAATATATTAACAAGCTCATCGTATTTGATAGATTTTGAAAGTAGAGTTGTTCTCAGAAAAGAGTGAAGCATAATTAATAAGTATGCCACAACAAGGGAAAGGAGTAATAGAAACAATTTCATATCCCATCCTTGTCCAATGTTGTTCCCGATAAACTCACTCCAAAGCGGAAAGAGTATTAAGCCGGTTAGTGTTACTGGATCCCAACGTTTTATTTTGATGTTTACGCTTTTTTTTGAGAAGAAATCAATCAGATCATCAATTTCTATATTTTGGAAGATTGGGGTATTAAACAGTTCCAGCATCTCATCACATCTATAAGCAAATATAAAGTCGTAATCATAGTTGATATTTATTTTTTGGTTTGAAATAAATGAATTGTATTTTGGGTATTTTTTTCTAGCAAGTGAATGTGAAAACCAAACTGAGATTTGCAATAATAAAAGACCTAACAACGAGGAAGCTAAACAACTCCATACAGGCCAATTCCCTGTTACATTAGTATACAAAGCATAGAAAGGGATGATTAGAGCAACAACAACGGTTAGAGATGAAGCAATAAGAAGCAATAATGTTTTTAGATCAATCATAATTTTGTAAATAGACAAATCTTTTACAAACTTTTGCTCTACTTTCTTTGTTTTTAATAAAAAATCTACAGTTAAGCTTTGAGACAAATTAATCACTCAATTTGAAATATTTACTAAAATTATAATACAATATTGCATAGTTTCAGTCATGTAAAATTTAACCAATAATATAGTGATAAGGGTGACATACTATATGAATGCCGGATTATTGCAAATGAATGAAGATGCAGAAGATAACCACAAAATTATTCAGGTAAACTTTTTTGATGATATCGAACAGGACGATATTAGAAAAACTAAGTGGTTACTGAACAAATACACCGATTTAGTAGATGTGATCAAAAACTATGAATATTCACTCCAGCAGATTGAAAACGGAATGGCGGCGTATGATTTGCTATCGGCGGAAGGATCGGTTGCCAAGCGAGTTTCGGGACAAGAATTAACAGCAGACGTGACTGCTAATGCTGTTATATTGAAGGATCAGCGCCACATAAACTACAAATTCTATCAATTCATTACGAACAACGTTAAGTTTGCAATAAACAATATGCGCGATAAGCATGAAGGACTCATTTCAAAACTGCTCTTTCTGGATGGGATGAAATATCTCAAAGCTCAACAGTACATGAAAAATGGATATCGCAGTGATATTCCGAGTATTTCAGAAACAACATTTGCAGATAAGCGGCGTAGGGCTATCGCGAACATAGCGAACAGTTTAAAGATCAACCGGACGTTGGATTTTGTCACCATCGACTATGGACGGGGACGAAACAAGGAAGGTGAAGTTGGACTTAGGATGCCAGAAGTAAATTAGACCGTAAGGGCTTAAGCCTTTGCGGTCTTTATTGTAAGTGTCTAGAGTTCTAGACTGAAAAATAAAGTAATGGTCTTGACAATGCTTCATTAAGCTAACGGGCAGTTATGCTTAAATGACTTCGTAATAGGTAAACTATCCCAAAATAATACAGGATAGTGTTATCCATGCACCGACTTTAATAATTTCTATAATCATGTGCGACTTAGTGAAAACCAAAATACATGCAATAGAAGTACACCCACAGAGTAATGTTACACCATTTGAAGTGCCTTATATTGAGATTGGCTATAAATTCGGCCCTGAAGGAATCAAACAAAGGAACCAAAATTACCCAAAAGACTGCCTTCTGTTGAGTCTACTCATCATCTGGGAGTGGAAATTTCAATTTTTCAAAAAACAAAGGAGTTTGTAGAATTATGTCGAATTATGGAGTGTCAAATGAAAATCGTGTGCTAGGAGTGGAAAAATGACATCTACAGATAATCAAAAATTAGCTATTCTCTCTTCTATTCAAAACCATTTAGCTATGATAGTGTTTGACACTCAAGGGAAAGTCCTTTGGGCGAATCATCATTTCGCTTCTTCTATGGGCTACAAAATTGATGAGATTATCGGTGCTCATCATCGTATATTTTGCTTACCCGAATTTGCTTCGAGTCCGGCCTATGAACAATTGTGGGTTGATTTGCGTCAGGGACGGGCCTTTCAAGATAAAATTATTAGGGTAACAAAGGATGGACGAAAGTTAACGCTAGAGGCAACTTATATGCCTGTTCTTAAGGAAGATCAAGTGGAGGCAGTCGTCAAAATAGCTACTGATATCACGAAACGTGAAGATGTTTTCCGGCAAAGTACTAATGAATTAATGGCAATGGTCGAAGAAATGACGGCAAACACTGATGAAGTGCTTGCAGCTTCGACACTGATAGTAAACCGAATGTCAACATTAAATATGGAATCTGAAGATGTTAAGAAGCATGCCAATAGTATCCAATCAGTCATTGACATGGTCAAAGAAATCTCTGCTCAATCTCATATGCTTGGTTTGAATGCCGCGATTGAGGCTGCAAGAGCTGGTGAGCATGGACGTGGCTTTGAGGTTGTTGCTAATGAAATTAGGAAAATGGCAAAATCAAGTAAGGAATCCGCGGAGAGCATTTCCATTCAATTACTAGATATAGTTAGATCGGTATCGTTGATTATGCAGCAAGTTGAGGAAATCACAGACCAGATCTCTAGCAACGCGAATGCTATTGAAGAATTTAAAAATGCTTATGAACATATTGCTAGCACCACTGAAAACTTGGCATCCTCAATTTAATTACAAAAAGTGTTCCTATAAAGCACACGTCATCTTTGGGCTGGAAATTTCGACAATCCGTGGTACATGCGCTATTGTTAAGATAAAAAGAGGATTGAGCTAACGGGTACGTTAGTTCAATGGAACAGCGACAGTCTAGGACTTTTTTTCGTCCTTGGTTGTCGCTGTTTCAATTTTTAGGCTCAGTCTAATACTTTATTTTCTGCCGACAGTAGGAACTATGTAAATCCGTAGTAGGCGCGTAGTAGAAAGGATTTACACTTTATTCAGGAACAAATTAAATCTATTCTAGGAGGCAATAAACATGGCACATAGTTACGCTTACTTGGACAATGTGGGGATTTTACACCTTCATCCGTTGGAAAGTGAAGCAGCCAAGCATGGTAAGTATGCAGGTACAAATCTGGATTACGACGAAAGCGGCTTCCCGATTATCGGCGGTGAAGGTGTAGTCTACTATGTAGACAAAGACACAGCTTATGTAAACGGAAATGAACATGATGGCAAACAAATCGCTGTACCAAGTGGACTTAAGGCACTAGCCAGTCAGCTTCAGTAATTTTTCCAAAACTAAAACTAAACTTGAGACAAGGACTCAGAGGGTAATATAAACCCGGAGCAAGAAGGATCTCCACTGAAAGCCCATTCCGGGCATGGCGGATTAGCGGTAACCGCATGTTATAAATTACCGATTACTACAATAGGAGCAGCGTAAAATCGCTGCTCTTTTTAATTTTGGATGAAAGTTGCTGTATTGATCTATAAAGTATACACCCTTTAGAAAATGAGTCGCTGAGAAGTGACTTATTTATTAGTACAGGATAACTACAAGGGACTTATGGATTAAATGTATTAGTGAAATAATGGATTTTTTTCTAGACATTATCCCCTCTTTATGTTTTATTTACAATATGGATTTCTCATATTGTGGAACCAAAAGGGGAACAAGTTAATGGCAACTCTTTTTATATATACTATGTCGACACAAAATCAACCAGATTTGTTTTTATCAGATCAAGATGGGAATGTATCGCTCTCAAACTTGAGAAATATATTACTTCAAAGGTCACTACCAAGTGATCGTGGTCCAATTAGTGGAGAGGGTTTTACAGAAATATCCGATCATGAAAGTAATGGTTTTGCATTTATTGAATGCTATTGTACTACTGAAAGTAGTTTGGGATATTATTATGAAGCTTTACTAGATGATGATGGATTAACATCAAGAAGGGTACAACATACTTACTACAGTAAATCTAAACTTGTTTTTACCGAAAGCAACAATTTAATTCTCAAATTTGATTGGACATCAGAGGAGAAAGCAAAAACCCGAGTAAAAGAATTAATTGAATCCTTTGGCCCACAGATGGAAGTATTTAAAGTAACCGATCAATTGATAAGAGTTTTGCAAGAAAATTACCACTGGACTGCTGCTAAAATAGATAGGATTGTAAAAGATGGGGATAATACTAAAAAGGTGTCTTATACAATAGACCCATCAGATAGTAATTCCCGCTCTGTAGTTGACGAAGAGTATAGAGATCATGGGAATTTGTATCATCTGACTTTTGAAATGCCCTTTGATCATGTGGCTAGAAACCCTAATACTCCCTCGTTAATTAACGTTAAATTGTACAGTGATGGGCATCGCATTGTTATTAATGAAGACGAGTTTGGTTCTGTTTCAGATATAAGGAATTTCCAAATACATTTAATGAATGAACTGATTAGAATAAAAAATGAGTCTGACGGAGTGTGAAGAGAATGAAGTTTACCTTGTTCTCAGTTAAAAATAAAAGCTCTTTTAAAAATGTGAAAAACTTAATAAAGTTGTTTTCAGATGTGGATATCAGTATATTCCATTTTAATGAAATAAGCGAAGATATGGTGCACGTTGTTTTTAACATTAAAGACGAGTATATATTTGGAACAAAAATTTCAGGTAATCAATTGAATATGCCAATGAACCAATATATAAACTCATTTTATGACAGTACAAGTGGTTTGTTGTTTATCGAATATGTGAATGAAAGATATTGTGATGAAGTATCACAATATCTTAAAGAAAACAATGTTGATTTGCAGCGTTACCAGTTAACGAACGAAATCATGTTAAAAACACTAACTCTATATAATGGGTTTATAAAAAAAGTTGAATTGACTGATTCAAGTGGGGAAGTATTTTTATTTGAAGTACTCAGTATTGATGTCCTATTAGATAAAATTTCTGACGAAAAAACAAAAATTTTAAGTTTGCTAATGTTAAGTAACAAAAATTTTATCTCGTTAACAGAAGCGGGTATAGTATCGATAAATAATAATGATTTAGATTACTTGACTAATTTTGTGAGGTTATTTCCTTATGTGGAGAATAATTAATGTCGTCACTTTAGTCTTAATAGGAATGTTAAGTGCGATTCTCGGCGGAGAATACAAAAATCCTCTACACTTATTGGCACTGGGAGCATTAATAGCTTATGCTATAATCATTGATCTTCTTATAAAGGACAAAGATATGGCAAAAAATGATCTTAAACAGAAAGACGAGAGTATTGAAAAGCTGAATGCAAAATTTACTGATGTAAACACAAGAATGTCTCAGCTACTACTTCGATCTAACCTGGGTGTTGAAAATAAGATGTATATGGCAGTTATCCCATCGACTGGAGGACAAATAATTAAATCAATTAGTACAACTTTACAAGTTGTATTGAATGCGCCGTATGAGGTTCAGCCACCTCCAGACCTTAGATTATTAACAAATCAAGACTGGGGAAAGTTTAAAGTTGATGGAAGGATAATTTTTTCTAATAATTACGGTAGTCAATATGAATATACATTCAAAACTTCTCATTTTGTAAGTGTACAAAATACATCGAATAAATTATTCCTGTACTCAATTGAGGTTGAGTTTAGTCAGTCTGGTATGTATGAGTATACATTAGAGGCTAAATCAGTTGATTTTTTCTCTCAAATTAGTAATACTTTTGAAGTAGCTTAAGAAGAGCTGGATAAGAGGAATAGGCACTTACTAAGATTTTTTTAAGGAAACTTTTCCTTGGCTTCAAGAACACAAAGTTACAAATAAGCACAGTAGTAACGAATTATTTATTTTATTTATAAATAACGTTTATCAAGAAGCCGCTAAATTTGTGGCTTTTTATTTTTGTCTAGGAAACTTTTCCTTAGCTTCAGATACATTATCAAAAAGGGGGGGATAATAAGATATGGGACGAAAGAGAGATCCGAAACGGGATGAAGCATTTGATTTATACAAAGCTAGCTCCGGCAACATACGTCTCACAGATATAGCCTCTCAACTTAGTGTATCTGAAGGTACGGTAAGAGGATGGAAGGCTAAAGATAAGTGGGAGAGTTTGATTGCTGGAGAAGCGGAACATACGGAAAGTTCCGATGAAGATGAAACTGATCAAAAAAATGAACCTCCAAAGAAAGATGAAGATACAACATCATATCCTGACGATCTTTTTCTAAAAGCCGTTCAAATTGTAGCCGAGGCCAAACAAGCCTCGGTTTCTTTATTGCAGCGAAGAATGAGGATAGGTTATAGCAGAGCGGCCCGACTGATTGATGAAATGGAGCGGCGTAAATTTGTCGGTACATATCAAGGTGATAAGCCAAGAGAGGTATAAGCTACCCTGCTAACAGTTGATGCGCTCTCTAAAGAGCTAAAAGTCGCTGCTCCAGAAATACGGAACGTTCCGAAAAAAATACCGGAACGTTCTAATGATATGGAGCGTTCCAAAACAAAAAGGAACGTTCCAGTAATCGAGGAGAAGCCGGAGCCGGAAATTCCAGACGAAGAGGGGTTAACGCCGAAACAGCGGATCTTCATAATGGAATACCTCAGAGATTTCAACGCGACAAGGGCGGCAATGGCTGCTGGATATAGTAAGAAAACAGCATATTCAATTGGATGGGAATTATTGAGGAAACCTGAAATTAAAGCTGCGATACAGAATTACAACGAATCCCTGATGGATGGGGTTGGTTTAAATGCTCAGCGCGTTCTAATGGAGTACATGAAAATTGCTTTTGCAGACATAACGGATTACGTAGAATTCGGTCAAAAGGAAGAGGATGTTCTTGGCTTAGAAGGAGATCCAATGTTTGATCCTGACACTGGAGAAACGAAAAAGTACAGATACAATTATGTCTCTTTTAAGAATAGTGATGAAATTGATGGAACTCTGGTTTCAGAAGTCAAGCAGGGTAAGGACGGAGTGAGTGTAAAGCTACACGACAAAACCAAGGCATTGGACATGCTGACTAAATATATGGATTTGTTGCCAGATAAGCATAAACGAATGGTTGAAGACGAAAAACTTAAGATGCAGCGTGAGAAACTTGAGCTTGAAAGGGCAAAAGTCACGGGAGAAGGAAATTCAGAAGACGATTTAATTGACGATTGGGTAGAGGCGGTGGTTGGTGATGAAGACGAAGGACTCACCGGAGACTACAAGCATTCAAGAAACGGATTCCTGAGTATCGCAAGAATCCCACATTGTTTTACCAAGAGATGCTTAAGTTCTATCCTGATGATTGGCAGGCAAGCACTTTGATGGATTTAGCTAATAATCCGCGCGTTTCAGTACGTTCAGGTCAAGGTGTAGGAAAAACAGGATTAGAAGCTGCGACAGCTCTATGGTTCTTGTCGTGTTTCCCATATCCAAAGGTAATCTGTACAGCTCCTACAAGGCAGCAACTACATGACGTGTTATGGGCTGAGATTAATAAATGGCAATCTAAAAGTCCGGTATTAAAACGGATTCTCAAATGGACTAAGACCAAAATCTACATGAAGAACTATGAGGAACGCTGGTTTGCTACAGCTCGGACAGCTACCAAGCCCGAGAATATGCAGGGCTTACATGAGGACTACATGCTTTTCATTGTGGATGAAGCTTCAGGTGTTGCCGATCCAATCATGGAGGCCATTTTAGGTACGTTGTCCGGTGAGTTTAATAAAATATTGATGTGCGGTAACCCGACAAAAACATCGGGTGTTTTTTATGATTCACATAATAAGGATAGAGCGGATTATAAAACACGCAAGGTATCCTGCTTGGACAGTCCAAGAACCAGTAAGGATAACATCGCCATGCTCAAGCGTAAGTATGGTGAAGGCAGTGACGTATGGAGAGTCCGTGTTGAAGGTGAATTTCCCCGTGGAGGATCAGATACATTTATTTCGTTGGAAGTAGCTGAATTTGCAGCTAAGGAAGTGAAGTTGGAACCCACTGGAGATATGTTAACTATAGGCGTTGACGTTGCACGGTTTGGTGATGATGAAACCTCAATGTTTGCTGGTATAGGACCAAGAATTGTAGGGGAACACCATCATTTCAAGAAAGGCACAATGGTAACTGCTGGATGGGTGATTAACCTTGCTAAAGAGTTGCAGGTTGCTCATCCATATTTGAACCGAATCAGAATAAGAGTCGATGATAGCGGTGTAGGCGGAGGCGTAACAGATCGACTTAGTGAAATAGTAGCTGAAGAAGGGCTACCATATGAAATCATCCCAATTAACAACGGCTCCTCTTCATTAGATGAACACTATGGAAATCTAGTTACTGAAATGTGGGCATCTATTAAGGAACAATTAGAACAGAATATGAGCAATTTTATGAATGGAGATTCGAGCATTCTGCAATTGCCTGATGATGATGTTCTTATAACTCAACTTACAGCACGTAAATGGAACATGACCAGCAAGGGGAAAATGCTGCTTGAAAGTAAGAAGGATATGAAAAAGCGTGGGCTCAAGTCACCAGACCGAGCTGACGCTTTTGTTTTGACATTTGGGGAATATTTAATAGAGCCAGATACACACATTATGCTTCCTTCAATAGGTAGTGTGGCAGTAAAAAGATAACAAGATGGTAAGCAATAGACCTCGTGTGGATGGATATCTGGAGATAGTTAGGCAGTATCGGTAGATTGGTTTTGTTCGGAGCGAGGCGGCGATAACGCAGTCGTATACCTATAGAAAGCATCAGTCTACCAATGCGATTAGCAAGCAGACCGAGGACATCGCCACTTATAACGTTGATAAGGAGGCGAAACTTCAGGCTAAAGACCGGCTGCTTGAGATGGCGATGAGTAAGCTCTCCAGTATGTAACGAGATGTTATCCAGCGGAGCTAACTGGATAATGAGGGGGAATTTGATTATATCAGCTGCGGTAAAATGGGCCTGAGTGGCAGCACTTTCCGTCGGATCAAGAAGGAAGCGATCTTCCTACTGGCGACTCGACTGGGTTTGATTGTTTGGAGCGAATCGGAATTTCAACAACAAGGGTATCCTAAGAGCCAGCTCTAAGCTGGTCTTTTTTTTATTATTTATACTATAATGAAAAGATAATAATTATTGTGGAGGAAACATATGCTCGATGAAAATAAAGAATTCGACATGAAATGGATGGATGTTCTAAAGAAAATTGAAAATATGTATTCATTGAGTGATGTCAATAAAGTAACATTAAGGAACTTATCCTCAATTTTATATACATATGAGTTAATAGTAGAAGAAATGAATGCCCAAACTATAAGGATGCAAGAAATCGTCTCAAATGAAGCACCTACCGAAGTCGGGGCATTAGAATATATAAGTCAATATTGCTTATCCCATGAATATGAATTAGGGATGAGTATTTTTCATTTAGCACAACATGGGTACGGAAATTCGATATCAATTTTAAATAGGTCTATTCTAGAGAATTTGATTAATTTGTCATATCTTTGGTTGTCTGAGAAAATAAATAATTCAGTGTTGGAAAGAAACGCTTGGATAGATTATTACAAAGCAAAATTTAATTCTTTGCATAAAGGTTTGACGGGTTTTAAAAGACACAGGGAAAAACGTAAAGACACTGTTCATACTCCATCGGTAGATCCAAGCATAATCAAGTACCTTCAAGACAGGGAACAGAATTTTCGCGAAAAGTATCCAGACTTTAAGAATCGTGACCACATTTTCTGGTGTAAACATCCACACTTAAGCCAGAGAGCTCGTAAAGTAGACGATACTAAGGAATTTAAGAAATTTCTGGAGAATTTTTATCTTGAAGAGTTTTATAGAACAGTCTATACAATGGCAAGCGATATAACACATGGTTCTAGTAGTTTACTTGATGCTTATTTGTCTAGAAATAGTAAAAATGAAGTCATGTTTGGTGGCGATTACGCTACTATGACCAATTATTTGCAGCGAAGTGTAGTGTCTCTACTGGCTTCAATTATAGTGTTGGGCGAAATCTATGAAATACCACACGAGAACCTTATTTCGCAAATACATCATCTAGGTTATAATGTTTAATTAAAGTGAACGTTTTTTGTACAGAAAATAGCCGATTTTTTAGTGTTTTATGACCCGCTGCTGGATTTTTGATGTGGTAAATTTATATCATGGAAAATCAAATAAGGAACGAACCGCAGCTTTGGAGCTTCGGTGAATCAGGTCGGCTAATGAGCCGACCTTTTTATATGGCACGCGCAGGCGGCAAGGAACCAGTTAACCAGCGGAAACATTAACAGCCTGGTCAGAACCCTTGCGCGGTTCAATTCCGCAGCGTATCTTTCATATGGAATGTAAATCCAGTTTTATGTTGAATAATTTCAATAACATACTTATAATGTAAGTGTACACAACAAACTGTTAAAACTTTATTGATCATGGATGCTCTAATAGATTCTATACATAATGATTTGATTGATAAAGTTGTGCAGGTACAAAAAAAATTAAAAGAAAGAAGGCATCTGAACATGAAAAACATCAAAAAAGCTTCTGTAGTATCCGTTTTGTCTTTAGCTCTTGCAATTCCATTAACTGCTTCTGCCGCAGTTACTACGGATGTTGCACCAGCTACAACTGACTCAACAGCAGTTTCCCAGTCTGCAAACACATCGACTGATGTGACTACACCAACACCAGGGAATCATGATATTACTCCTCAACACCAGCAGGATAAATTCGGGAGTACTGTGAAAAGCTTACCTGGCGAAGGTAGTGCGACATCTTCCTTTAAAGTGACTGGTGGATATGGGTATGTTAAAATTAACTTTAAGAACAATTCTAGTGATCCAGTAAAAATAATTGTGACACATAATGACACTAATAAAAATTATTATGAAGAAGTCTTGAGCGGAAAAAGTTCGGACAGTTGGAAGAGTTATCCCGGAGTTAAGCAAGGTGTGCGATCTGGTGACTATACAGTGACCTTCAGAGGTGGAAAGAATGGAGATGGAACTAAACCAGTAGATGTAACATTTAGTGGTTTTACAACAGATAATACATCTGAACTTTAATAAGCTATAAGGATACACACATAAAATACGTGAGAAGAGCCGTAGCTTCATTGTACGGCTCTATTTTCATACGTGCGTATGCAGAAACCAACTCAACACAAACACAGGGCAAACCGTCATGGTCTGCCCTCTTTGCTTTACCTTGAGTTCTTGGTGGCTACAGCAACGGTTTTATAGATGAAGTAAACAACTAACGTCAAGCAGATAGCCGGTATTGTTAAACCCAACAGAATCATAAGCATGTGGCTTCCTCCCTCCCATTGTTCTCACTATAGTTGTCACGATGACCTATATGAAAGGTGCGAAGCAAATGAAAGGAGATTCAAATCGTGGAAATCAGAGTCCTACCAATCGAACAAATTAACGCAGCAGCATACAACCCTCGCATCGATCTTCAGCCCGGCGATCCAGAGTATGAGAAGCTGAAAGCCAGCATTGAATCCTTTGGCTATGTGGAGCTAATTGTCTGGAATGAGCGCACCGGGAACATGGTTGGCGGCCATCAACGCTATAAGATAATGGTGAACGAACTGGAGCATACCGAGCTGGCCGTTTCCGTCGTCAATTTGGGCGATCAGCAGGAAAAGCTTCTCAATCCGGCATTAAACAAAGTGTCAGGTCATTGGAATGATGAAGCCTTGTATCGTTTGCTTGATGACCTGGAGGAAAGCGGAGCGGATCTGGCCCTGTCTGGCTTTGATATGGGTGAGATCGAAGAGCTGATGAAGGACTTTGCTGAACCTGCAGCAGATCAGCTTGGGACTTCGCTAATAAGGAACTGGACGTGAGCGAGTTTGACGAAGAGAATTTCGAGTGCAAGTGTCCACGATGTGGCTTTGTATTTGATCGCACAGAGAAGGGGGCCAGTGAGTCATGACCCGTCCTGCTGTATGGGATTGAAGCTGTCTGATCTGTCTGCTGTGCCGCAGCATGGACGGACAGTGTTTTTTTTGCTTCTCCTGTGGCGGTGGCTCCACAATGGGATACAAGCGAGCTGGCTATAAGGTGCTGGGCAATGTTGAGATCGATCCGCAGATGATGCGTATCTACAGAAGAACCACAACCCACCGTATCCGTCCTTAATGCCTATTCAGGATTTCAAGTCGATTCCTGATAGTAAGCTGCCGGCAGAATTGTTTAATCTGGATGTGTTGGACGGGTCGCCGCCATGCAGTGTGTTTTCAACCCCCGGTGCACGAGAGGATAAATGGGGTGGAGAATATGCTTTCCGTGAGGGACAGGCCGTACAGCAACTTGACGACCTGTTTTTTGAGTTTTTAGAGGTAGCGAATAAGCTCCAGCCTCGTGTGGTCGTCGTGGAGAATGTAAAGGGTATGCTGATCGGTAAGGCACACGGTTTCGTCAGCTTGGTACTGTCCCGCTTGCGTGAGATCGGCTACAGGCCGCAGTTATTCCTTCTTAATTCTGCCACGATGGGTGTCCCTCAAAAGCGGGAGCGTGTTTTCTTCATCGCAGCCCGAGAGGATTTGCCGTTTCCACCGCTACGTCTGGAATTCAACGACCCACCTGTGCTTTATAAGGATATTCGCAGCGGGGAGGGCAGACCGATCAATCAGGACAGTCTAACATTTCAGCGCTGGCACAAGAAGCGCCCGCCTGATCTTAATATGGGCGATGTGACGGAGCGTGAAGAAGGCAAGATAAGTAACCAGACTGTCGAGAAACCCTGTCTTTAG